GACAGAGAACCAGGCGTCTTCCGACATGGGAGCACTCTTGATATCTAACATTAAGGTAGCGAACCTGCCTGCAGTCCTGACTCCTCTCAACACTTTCTATGAGTACGGCAAGACAATTGTGTTAGAAATAGAGGTTGATGACCTTGATGGTAATCAGCTTAGATTTACACACACATATACGATTGAACCAAGACCTTAGATTTTGGGAGGGGTTCTTACCCCTCTCATAATTACCTTCTTTTCGTCTTTAGTTTTTCGAAACTAAAACCCAAAGGAGGTATTGAAAATATGGCAATCAACGCTATAAATGGTCTTCAGAACATTACAGTTTCCAATAATGGTTTAGACACGATTACTATTACTGGACCAGATTTAAGTCCATTTGCAACGAAAGAAAAATTAAATGCTGTTTCTGGAACTCTTCAAACCCAGATTGATGGCATAGATAACCATAGTAGATATACTGATACCGAGGCTGTAACGGCTACGGAGGCTGCGAGAGCTTCTCTTTCTGGCACATTGCAGGCGATGATTGATGCCGAAATTCTTACTTTGAGAAATGAATTGCTGACTGTTTCTGACAGTCTTCAGGCACAGATTGATACATTTCATCCTGCGCCTCCCCCATTTTCTAATAATTCGTCTATGCAACTTGATGGCGTCGTTGAGCAGCTGATAAGATTTGGTGTCAATTCTGACGACATAGGCTCTAACATGGATTTGACTCTTAATTTTTGGGTTAAGACAGAATCTAACGTCGGGGGTCGTAATTTTATATTTTACAAGCAAACTGATGCCGCCGGCGATCATGTGAACTTCGTGAATAATAATGAGAATCGCTCTCTCGTTTTTGAATCGGGTTCAGGAACCCAACATTCGAGTGTAAATAATGTTTGGACCCATGGCCAATGGCACATGGTGACCGTCGAAATCAATAATGTTGAACAAAAGTTTTATGTAGATGGTCAATTTAAAGCCAACGCTCAGGCTGGTAATGCGACAGATCTTAATCCTAATATTGTAGGAGATTTTAATGTTTTAGGTCCAAATAGGTTTAAGGGCGTGGCGCGACACCTTTCTATTCATCAAGGTAATTTTGGTGCCACTATGATTCAAGCTATGTATAATTCAGGTACCGCGATTGATTTGAGAGTGGATCAGGGTAGTTATACTCAGTCTGCTAATCTCCGACACTATTGGTTCATGGGCGATGATGGGGACGATCTAACTGTAACGGACGGTGTTATAGATCGAGCAGGTTCTCTTCATTTAACAGCACAGAACATGGATGGTTCTAACATTGTTTCTGATACACCGCATGCATAATTATTGTAATTTAGTATTACAGTAATACAAGAATTCGGTAATGGGGGAGTAATCCCTCATTACCACCAAGGGAGGTTATATAACTCCCAACGTGTTGACTACGTTTTAGTTAAGGAAGAGGAGTAGATGAAAGGAAGTGTGACACAAAGAGCACACCCGTCAGATGTTGCGGGGGCAACAATCGGACAAACTTCAACCAAAAGGAGGAAGAATAGCTATGAACCAGATTCTTAAGTCCATGACTGAGGAAGAATTCGATGCTGCGGTTCAAGCTCGCGTAGAGGCCGCCCTTTCTTCCAGAGAAGATGCTGAGGCTCGCGCCGAAGCTGAGGAGGCCCTCAAAGAGGCTAAAGAGACTTTTGAAGCGCTGAAAGCGTCCCTAGAGGCAAAGGATGCAAAGGTTGCTGAATATGAAGAAGCTCTTTCAAACCTCGATGTTTCCACGCCCACAGAGGCTGAGGTAGCTGCTAACGAGAAACTCGTTGAAATTGAAGCTGCCCTAGAGGAAGCAAACGATCGTGCATTAGTAGCCCAGGCTGCTCTAGATACAATTGCACGAGAAGAGACTGCAGCAAGCCGCATGGCTGAACTTGATGAAGCTGGCGTAACCCTTGATGAAGAGAGTGCTGAAGCTCAGTACGCTAAGATTCGAGACATGTCAGATGAAGAGTTCCAGTCTTATAAGAGCGAACTATCTGCTCTTAAGGCAAAGTTTGATGTCGCCGGTTCAGAAGAGTCGGAAGAGGACAAAGTTTTGGATTTGGCCAATCTTGATGAGAATGAAGTCAAGGAGATAGCTGAAAGACTTGGATGTGATACCACAGATTCCAAGTGTGTCGAGCTGGTCCAGCAAGTAGTAGCTAAGGTAGCGGAAGTTTCTGCTGCCCGCACTACTTCTTCCTCGGAAGATGCCGATACAAGTGAAGAGGAGAAGACTAAGACGGAGGAAACTGCGTCTGAAGATACTCCCCCTCAGAAGGAAGTGGCATCACTTTCTCCAGGCGAAGCTATCGCCAAGGCTCTTGATCAAGAGCTTAGACCAAATCTTTCTATGGTAGCAGAACTAACCCAAGCATGGGAAAATGTCTATGCTGAAAAGCATGACGATAAAAACTCTGAATAAGGAGGAACATACACATGGTATTCATTCCACGTGACCCAGTAAGTCAGAATCAGTTTCTGACACATGACTCTACTTGGGCCAATACAGCTACCGCTGGCGCTGTTGTGCATTTGTCAGGCGATCAGCTTGTATCTCCTGTGAGTGGTACAGCTACCTATCCTTACGGGTTCCTCATGCAGAACGTGAAGGCAGAATCTTCTGCTCATCCAACTGGATTCCGACTCCCCGGCGATTTGGGTAGTTCGGACGCGTTCACTGGCGACCCGGTCGGTGTTGCCCATCTTGGTTTATGGGACACCACTTTCTATAATACTGCTACTACGTATACTGCAGGCGATTTACTAGGCGTTCTCTCTGCTGGAACTGGAGAAGTAACACCAGCGGATACTAGCGCGATCAATTTCGACTCTAAAAACGGTATCGATATTGCTACGCAGAACATAGTTGCTGTGGCTCAAAATTCACTTGACTCCGACGCAGTGTCGGCCGGTCAAAGTCTAAGAATTAAGCTTGTAATATAAACCCCAAGGAGGATATCCAAAATGGATAGACAAAAGCTCGCTGAACTATTTAAAGCAACAGCCGCTATTGACACTCCCGAGGGTGTCGAAGCATATAAGGCGTTTGCTCAGGCACTAACAGTGCCGATCCTTCAGGAGATTAAAGATGCATCTATTATGCGACAGCTATTTGCTGTTGAGCGACTTGCTCCTGGTGCGCAGGCTGTTTACCCAGTCGCGGACGACTTCGAGATCCCAGTATTCGTACTGCCCGGTCTCGGATATATCGCTCAGAACTTTATTGAAGGCGTAGGCGAGGAAGTATTCGTACCTACCTTCTCCATTAGCGTTTCTGCTGATTGGAAGGTTACTTATGCACGAGACTCCCGCATCGACATCCCCGAGAGGGCCGCTCGAAACTCCGCCCGCGCTATCGCTGACTTCGAAGAAGAGTCTGGTTGGAGAGTTATTACTCCAGGTGCTACCACAGCATTTGCTGGCCAGGGACTTCTTGGTTCGCGAGGCGCTCCCATTTACCAAGTACCTGCCGGTTCTACCGGTGAGAACTTCCTATCTAAGGAACTTCTAAATCTAATGCTAGTAGGTTTCAAGCGAACTCGAAGATCTCTAACGGATCTTTATATTTCGCCTGAAGATGCTGCTGACATTCGTGAATGGACTGATACCCAGATCGACCCAGTCACCCGCCGAGAGATTTTCACGGCTGCTGGCCTTGGCCGAATTTGGAACATCAATCTTCACGAAGTATACCAGCTTGGTGCTACTGGTCGATTTAACATTAACTCCGCCGCCTCTGCATTTGGTATTTTCCAAATTGACGGTTCCGGAGATTTCAATGATTACACACCAAGCAACGTTAACGTTGTTGACGCTAATGGTGCTGTAACGACCGCAGGAGAGACTCAGGTCTACGGATTTGATCTTTCCGTTAATGACTCTCTAGTGATGCCTGTTCGAAAGGAATTTGAGGCTCATGACGATCCGACCCTACTCCGACAGCAGAAGCAAGGTTTCTTCGGCTGGGAGGAAGTTGGTTTCGCTCTGCTCGACTCTCGAATGGTTGCCATTGGAGTTATCGACCGAGCGTAATTTTTATTACATCCTACTGGAGGGGGCTACGTGTTCCCTCCTTTAGGATCCAGAATAATGGGGATACACAGTTGCCGATAGGGTCTTGCAACTAGCCCCTGTCGGTTTTTTATATCAACACAAGACATTCTAGCCAGGCCTTGGTTTGTCCTAGGTAAAAACAAGGTCTCCCCGCCATGTTACCAGGGTCTGGCACTAGGAGGAAACAATGGTAGTACAGTATCTAGTACAGACTAAGACGACCAACGATCTTTTGACCCAGGCTGAGCTTACAACCCTGGGGGTCTCGGACTGGAATCTGGTCAGTGTTATCCAGGAAGGTCTATCTGTTATCTACATTTTTAGTAAGTAAGGAGTTCTTATGTTATTGCCTGCTATTGCTGTTTCCGTTTTAAAATTTCTATCTGCTGTTTTACTAACGGAGTCTCTGACGGAACTCGTTATAAAGTCAGAGATCATCAAGCCTGCCAGAGATTTCATTAAATCTAGGGGATCTTGGTTGAAGACACTCTTCAGCTGCGGGTATTGTTTTTCAGTTTGGACAGCATTTGGGGTTGCGTTTTTGTTGGGTTTGGCTTATAATTTAACCGGGTGGTACTGGGTAGATCTTACCCTCACTTCACTTCTAATCCACCGCCTTTCCAACTACCTTCACAACTTCAACGATAAATACCTAGACAAATATTATGACACAAGATATATTAATTCGGGCAGCATGCCCGAGGAAGAGGAATAAATTATGAAAGGATTTGTTAAAAACGAAAGCGATCGGACCGTATTTGTTTTACAGAGAAATATTAATCCAGGATTCTCCCTCACCTTTGATGATGCTTACGTAGTTGTGGGGAAGAAGAGTGGAAAGAAAAGGGGACCCACTTTTGTTAACTGGCTCAGAGAAGCTTATTTCCAGGATCCCCGTTGGGCGTTTTACAAAGACGAAGGAGAGGCTTACTTCGAGGAAGAGGACATTGTTGCCTCGTCTCGTACCGCATCTTCTCAGGGGGCTGGTAAGAATCTTGTCCGACGAGATGACGCCCGAGAAGAGGGTATAGCCATGGCTCTAAAGATTCTTGATAGTGAGATTGTTACTGCGAGGATCCTCATTGATAAATGTAAAGACAGATCGGTGCTGAAAAAGACCCTCGCCGCCAGCAAACTACGTGCTGGAAAAGAGGCGCACATGAGACATTTAATTAGGAGATTAGAACAAGTATACTTCTAGAAGGAGGACACCTAGATAAATGTCAGTTCTCAAACCAGTAATAACGTCTGTCTTGCAAGGTACCGTAACCATAACTGTGCTTGATGCCACGGAAGTGGCGGCTATCTTTAATGAGCTAGTGGTTTTTAAGGCCAGTTCTGTTAACGGGCCTTTTTCTGAATTAGAGACAATAGGCCTAACGGGAGTTGATTCTTATACGTCTCTTGATGTAAATTCAACGCCTTCGACCTATTACAAAGCGCAATATAGCCACAGTGTTACAATGGTTACAAGTGTATTTTCAGATACCGCACAGGAGACGGGCAATTTTTCCGAATATTCTGTACCAGAATCGACTGCGACTTACCCCCCTGAGATAGCTCTTTCTGCTCAGGATAGAGAAATCGTTGAGTCTATCCGAGTAACCATAGGAGACCTTGGACTTATTGAGCGGGATTTTTTCGATTCGTCAGACTCTAATTCCCAATTCGCATGCGCCGCTCAGATCTCTTCTGACCAGTGTACTTGGGAACTAATGGAGTTTAAGGGTTGGCCCCAGAGGGTTAGGTTAGATGGTACCGACAAGACAAGCCTCTCGGATCCGCAAGTATTGGGATATCGTTATCTTACTTTTAGTGGTAGCGATCCTTGTATTACAGGAACATTAGACATCTTTTATAACAGCTTTAGGTTCTCTGACAGAGAGGTTCTTTTGGCTTATGATAGGGCCAATAATCTTCTAGTTTCTTGTGGATTAACTACGCTCCAAATAACCACTGAGATGTTAATTATGCAAGCAGCTATCCTCCTATTGGAGGGAGAGTTAAGAGAGGCTCAGCAGAAGGCCGTTATGATTAGGGACGGCGATACTACTTATGATAATAGTAGAACTATCATGTCACGAACTGAAGATCTTAATGATCTGAAGAACAAGATCCGAGAGATAATAGAGTGTGCCCGCTTCAATGCCTCTTATGGCTTGGAGGGGGTCAGGATAGACTAATGCCTAGGAAGCTGGTACCTACTAGGGTAAAAACAGAATTTAAGAAGTTAACTCAACAGCTGGTGCTAGATCTTTCTGGAAGCCTGACTATAGTTCAGGAAAGTCCAATGTTTGTAGATTGCCCCAATTGTATTTGGGACTCTATTAACAAAAAGTCTTCTAATGTTTTTGATGCTTCTTTTGTTGTTTCCACCACCGTTTTTTCGTCCACCGATCAGTCCAGAACTATTAATCCTATTCTTTTTACGGCGGGAAGATGTCCTGTATGTATTGGTGAGGGACAACTTTTTACCAGTAAACAAATTTGTATTCCGGCCATGATAAACTTCTTTAGTGCTGCTGACGACCGCCAAGGCGGATTTGTCCAAATGGCGGCAGGTAAGGAAGGCAAGAATAGTTTGTTAGTTAAGACCCTGGCTTGTCATTATGAGTTGTTGTTAAACAATGAAATTTTTATGGTTCATAATGGTGTGAAATGTGAAAAATTTACCCCTCCCATCGTTAGAGGACTAGGCGGAGTAGAAGCCATTACTGAATGTGTTATGTTGACAGTAGAAATTGGTCAAAGAACTTCCGACAAGTTTAGAACTAGCACAGACCCAAGAGACGATCCGCGAAGACGTATAAAGGGTCCCACAGATTTGTCCATTCTAAGAGGAACAAAGATTGGTAGAGACAGTTAATGTCGAAAGGGATAAAGGTTAAGTTAGCATTATCAAAACAACAGGCGGCTCTAGCAGAAAGAATTATTGTTGCTAAACTAAAGTTGGTTGAAAATAATATAGCAGCTATAATACAGAAAGAAGCCATTCCCCACCTCATAGATTTGATCATGATCCAATATGATAAGTTAAGTGAGAGAATGGACAAGTTGTCCGATGAAGATCCTACTAACCCGGTTATTTGGAGAGGGACGTTTAAAGATAAGTTAGAGGAAGAAGCAGCACAGACTTTCATTTTTGATAAGACTAGTGGTATAATTAAACTAAATTTAGGAGAGAAATCTTTTTTGGGGTATGGCGCCGCCCCAGACACCGATAGTAATTCCCCCCTGGTTTGGATGGTTTACTATTTGGAAGGGCTGGCTGGAAGTTGGGCATGGATAACTAGAGAAACATATCAGAAAGTATTTCCAGAGGGTAAATGGGATCCTAAGTGGGGTAGATTTAAAAGTGCTCCGGGTTTCATGCTAAGTGGTGGAGATTTCTTTGATAGTAAAAACCCCTGGAGAAGTAAAATAAGTTGGTCAGAGGTTAGACACCCCTTTTCTGCATTTAGTCCTCTAGATATATTTGCTGAGGCCTTGAACGAATTCAATATCAGGCCGTTTGTTAATAAGGCAATAAAAGCAGCGATGGCGGGGAGGAAACTATGACGGTAACTTTAGCAAAGCTAGAGGATATGTCTATTCAGCACTGGTTGAAAGAAGTTATTCTTCCAATAAAGTGGACTGAACGTGTAGTAAATAACCCCCTAACTTACAGCCCAGAAAGAGAACGCTTCGAGGCGAATATTACGTGGTTTCCTAATTTCATGCAGGATGGAAGGGGCTGGGTCTATTTTGAGGCGGTGACTTCTGGAACTCTTGTGCCTAACTCTCCTCCGACTGCAGAACAAACCACACAAGTAGAAGTTCGTAACGCTTCTGGAGGAGTGATTGATTCTTCCTTCTATACAATCAATTACAAAGACGGGGCTATTATAGCTTCCGGAGGCACTACTACTCCGGACGGAGTTCCTACCAAAGTAGATTATTCTCAATATTATGTTTCTCTTTTAGACGCCTGGCCGGGAGTAGATCCCCCAGACGCCCCCATTGTTGCTGTAGAAATGGGACCCTACAAGAAGGAAGGACGTCAACTAGGAGGGGGCCGAAAAGCAATAAGAGCTTTTACTATCCATATCTTTGCTACCTCTTCTTCCGAAAGAGACGATCTTACAGAATGGCTTTATGATTCTTTCTTCCAGAGACACCTCCCCGTAGTTGACTATAGAGATGGAGAACCTTTGAAGTATGACGGTACTTTCAATTCTAGTTATACTGGAGATTTACTCAAGTTAGACAATAACGATGACGCTCTGTTCTATTTTGATAAAGTAATAGCCGAGCCAATCAATATAAACTTTGGTGAAATAGACGACATTAATAGATTCAGAGCCAAGATAACTTTAACTGCTTCTTCTTATAGAGATGGGATAGACTTTAACGTACTTTAGTACTCCGGGCGCAGTAGCGCCCAGGGACGGTACAGGCCTATCCTTCAAAGTTATGCCTCACTTTGGCGGCAGTTAAATAGTTTCCCCCAAGCTATTGTAACTAAAAAAATCACATAAGGAGGAAGACCTGATATGGCAAGACGTAACCGAATCATCTATCCAAGCAATTCGGTTTGGGCAAACGGTAATGTTCTCTATCGTGTCATGACGTTTGGTTCTACCACAACGTTTAACACTGAGGACATCTTCGAGCTTGGTCAGCTCAAAGTTATCGACGTAGTCGATGACTCTCCAACCGTCGCCGTGACTATTGAGACCGACGAATTTGGCTCTCTATCCAACTTGTACCATCTCTCGAACCTTGAGTTCGACGATGTCGTCAACCATGACGCTACTTCTGTTAGCGGTCACTTGACTGTTCAAAGTGGTACTGGAATAGACCCTGTCGTGTTTTACCACGGTGTTACCCTTACTGACTTTGGTCTTTCCGGATGTGAGACGGGTTCTAGTGTTGAGATTTGGGCTCCGATCCAGAGCGAATGCTCTCTTGGTACTGCGAATGATGAAATTGATCAGACTATGTACCTACCTCGCGTGTTCATTAACTCTCTTGAGTTCACGTACACCGCGGGTGCCAATGCTGCCGAGAATTACGGTGGTGAGACAGATTCCAAGTTCTGGTTCGTTAATGATGGTCGATTTGTTTCTAACGAAGAGTTCGTATATACCGCAGCCGGTGATCTAACCGATCCTGATTCAAATGACGGAGTGTCTGGAGGTAGCGGTTTTAGGACCGATGTCACCAATATCTCCCTATTTTTGGGATTGGATGAGGCTCCTGATGCTGGCGATGCTCAGCTTGTATCTACCCGTTCTACGGGTCAGCTTGCGTTCCTAAGGTTTGATGCCCTAGGTAACCCCGCTGTTAGATACTACAATGCTTCTACTAAGACCTCTATTGAGATCGCGGTCGAAGCAGGCACATCAGCCACTGCAGGTGCTTACGTTTACAGTTCTGCAGATAATGAACTATTCGATCCGACCGATCTAACTTCGAACGCAGATTTTGGAATTACTGAAGGTAAACAAGCAGGAGACATCCTATTCGTTGTATATGCTGCGAATGCATTTGCTGTCGCGTTTGCTAATCTTTCGAGCACCACCCAAGGTGTCCGAACAGACGCAGGCCAAATGGCCACCCGACGTGACGCACAGTACTTCGCACCTATCGAGCTAGATAGCGGCGCAAAGCCGGAAGATGTTGGCGCTGTCCGACAGGGCCAGATCGAAATCTATCTCATCGATAAGGACGTTGTGGTTCCAGGAGATGCGCGCGATGATCAGCTCGCTCTTAGATTAACCTCAGTGACTATCACTGCGGATCTAACCCGAGAGCCACTGTTCGAACTCTCACACCTGAGACCTTATGACCGATCACTCACTTTCCCAATTCCGTTCACAGTAACGGTAGAGACCACCGCTACAGACTTGACTGAGTATGCAACATTTGCTTCCAAGAAGACAGGTGTTGTGGCGGGTACTACTGATGATGTATCTATCTTCGACTTCATGACCGCACAGAATAGACTTGACCTAGTTGTTCAAATCTATCAGCAGACCGATGAGGAAGCTGGTGGAGTTGGCGCGCAACGTCGAGTTCTAGTCCGCGAGATGGTTGGCGATGAATACTATCAGAGAGGAACACAGTTTAATTATTATGATGGCGCAGGAAACGATCCTGATGGCGATCCGACTGGTTCCCCGACTGACATTCCAGCAGTCCCAAATAAGACTAATACTCATCGAGAGCGGCCTCTAAAGACAGTTATTGCTAAGGACCTCAGAATTACAGACGAGGCCTTCAATCTGACTTTGGGTGAGAACGCGTCTCAGACCTATGGTTTCCGAGGAACTAATAGAATTTTCGCGGTTCTTGGAGAAGTCGATATCGCCGACCTAGTCGCCGATCCTGGCTTTGAAGTGAATCCTAATGCTCCGAGGATTTCCTAAAGTCTAACTAATTACTCCTACTGCCGCCTAGGGTGACAGTAGGAACCAGGCGCTGCCTAAAAAGGCAGCAAGTATTAAGGAAAGGAGTTAAAGGAAATGATAACGCCTCAAGCAGCAAGAAAGGAAGAAATTCTCGAACGATCTAAAGATAGATTGAAGAGAGATATTGAAAAAGAAATCACCAAATTATTTGACCAAGTTTTGGACATTTCTGAAGTTGCGATCGGTGACGCCTATCGTTATAAGTCTTTTAGAGCGAAGGTTCTAAGGTCTGGAAACGATGCTATTAGAGAGGTGAAGAAGCTTTTAGACAGAAATTATGCTGTCGAGTTTATTCCCTCTAGAGAAGACATTATTGAAGTTCAATCACCGCCCGCTATAACTATAAGAAAGCAGAATTAGGGTTAAGGAAAAGGAGAAAATAAAATGGCAACCCCCGAAGATGTACGGGATGTACTAGATACTCGTAGAGAATTTTCTATCGAGATAGACGGAGAAACAATCGCTTACTTTATTGCTAATCCCACGGGTGAAGATATTCGTAAAGCAGATTGGCAGTATTCCAAAATATATAACCAGGCCATCCTGGATGACCTATTGACTCAAGCGCAGATGATCGACCTGCTTAAAAAGCAGGGGGTTATTAGTGAAGACTATGCTACCGAAGTCGAAGAAACTCGTTCTAGATTGGCAGCAGAGATTTATAAACTTGAGGCTCTCCCAGAAAGTTCTGTTGATGCAGATAAAGAAGAGGCGGCTCTTTCTGTAGCGGCCACACGGGATGAGCTTTTTCGCTTGAATCAGAGAGTTAATGGTCCCATGGGCAATACTTGTGAGAATATCTCAGAAGACGCTAGGGTAGAATTTTTGACTAGTAGAGTATTGCAACGACAAGATGGTTCTAAACTTTGGGAAGATTTTGATGCTTATCTAAACGAAGAAAATACGGCCCTGTCTGTTAAGGCCCGCTTTGAAGTTATGCTTTGGATGCAGGGACTTAATAGTGACTTCTTAGAGAATACTCCTGAGCAGCAGACTCTTAGAGAGGTAAATCAGAAGAGAGTTGAGACCGCACTGTCTAGTTTAAAGGCAGAAAGAGAAGCTGCTGAAGACGAAGAGGCCCCTAAAGAGGCAGAAGTAGAAATTCTAGAACTGCCTGAGGCAGCAGAGGAAGCCCCCGCTAAGACGGAACCGGCCCCTGCTGTGGCAGAAGAAGCCTCTGTAGCCAAGAAGCCTAAGCCTAAGAAGAAAGGACGCCCTAAGGGAAGTAAGAACAAGAAGAAAACTCCGGTCCCAAAGACTGCTAAGGAGAATTAGCGGTGGAAGATTTCTCTTTCCAGGAATTGGAAGAGATTTTAGAAGGAATACTCAACAATCATAAGATCGTAGAAGTTACTGGTAAAAAAGGCCAGGAGTTTATTCTTTTCAGGCATCCTTGCGCAGAGCAGATCTTAAAGAGCCGCTGTGTAAGAATTTCTTCATTAAAAGAAGCAAAAGAAGAAGGCCTTCCTTCTATGGAAGATATAGATAAGTTGCTGGAAGCCAAAAGTTTAGTACCTGAACAGGATGATATAAAGCTTTCTGATCTTCAGGACAAATTAGAAGCCCAGAAGAAAGTTCTACTGCTTACTAAGATATCCGGACGAAGGGCTCCGATAAAAGAGGTTATCCAGAAACTAAATCAAGAGATTGATGAGTTAAGGGCTAAAGGTGAGGCCTTTTATTATTTATCCCAAGAGAGAAAGGCGGACGAGGCCTCTCTTCTATATCTAACTTGGGCAGCCACTTATTCTATTTCTGGAGATCTTTATTGGGAAAGCTTTGAAACTTTTGAGCAAGAAACAGATTTAATTTTTAGAGATGGTATACGAATTGAATTTTCTAGTTTTAACCGAGGACTGCCTACGGGGACTGTCAGATTTTTAGCTCGCCATAATTTGTGGAGAGTTAGGTATGTAGCAGCACAGAAAACCGGAGGTTCCTTGTTTTGTAGGGACCTAAGCGATCTTACTCCGGACCAATTAGGGCTGTTGTATTGGAGCAATTATTATCAGTCTATTTATGAGATGCTCCCAGACGAACAGCCCGATGATGACACTATTAAGGACGACGAAGCTCTCGATAAGTATATGGAACGATATTCCAAGATGCGAGAGAAGGATAGGAATGAATCAAAGGTAAAAAGTGGGGGTACCCTAGCTTCAAAATTATCAGCCTGGGATAAGGGGGAGGAACTAATTATCACCCCAGCAAACCCCAACTATATGAATTTGGCTTACTCAGAAGAAAGAGTCAAAGCAGGAGAAGCTGTCTCCGAGGTGGAAGTTATTGCTCCTGATAGCAGAAGAGCCCGGAATCGCCGCACTATGAAGCGGCCAGAGGGGCGGACAAGGTAATCCGTACGGTGGAGGAAAAGGTTGGTAGAAGAACAATTTAAGCTTGGCTTAACCGTAGAAATAGAACAAAAAGGCTTACCTGAACTTAGAAAATTAATTGAAAAGGAAGTTCAGCAGGCTATTTCTGTTTCTGCTGGAAAAATTGGAAAAGAGACTGGAGCCGCCGGGGGTGGAAAAACCCGAGCGGCTCCTGGTGTTTCTACAGCTGCCCTTAAATCTGCTGCCGACACAATCACCGTTAGTGCTGGAGATCTGGCGAAGAAGGTAGTTAGATTAGCAACTGCCGTCGCAGATTTAGAAACATCTACTGATAAAAATAGCACAATCTTCAAAGCTTCTGCAGATAAGATAGATGCAGCAATTAAGAAATTGGTTGGTGCAATCTCCGGTGGCGGACCAGTGGGTCCAGCGACTGGTGGAGCAGGGGGAGCAGGAGGAGGAGGAGGAGCCGGAACGCCGGCAGATGGCAAGAAACTTAAAGCCGCCCAACGAACTGCAGCTAAAGAGTTAGAAAGAGCAGCGGCTGCTGAGAAGGCAGTCTCTAATAATCTAATTAAGTTTGATGTTAATTTGGTACAAAATACTAAGGAATTGGCCGCTCTTCAGAGCGATCTGGCCGTCGCCAGAAAAAGCATTAAGAGTTTCCAGGGCAGACTTAAGACTTCCGAAAAAGAAGTAGGGGCCAGAAAGGCAGAGGGTCGGGGCACTAAGACCGTAGAAAAGAAATTAGGACAAGATAAAGGCCGTTTGGCCGCAGCGAAGGCCGATGAAAACTCTCTACGAGAAGCAATTTCTATAAGAAAGAAACAAGTTGCTGCAATAGAAAGATTGATAACAACCGCTGATAGTCATAATCAGGCTCTCCAGGCTGCTGAAGAATCTGTCAGTGCTGTAAGTACTTCTAGTAAAGTGACCGCGACACAATTGAATGCTGCTTCAGCCGTCCTAAAGAAAACAACTACTGATTTGTCCAGCATCTCTTCCGCGGCAGATAATTTGGCAGCACAAATCGGCTCCGGAGCCTCAGCCACTACTGATTTGGCTAAGAAGGTTAGAAGTGCTTCTGAGCAAATGTCTCAGAGAGGCAAAGTTATTTCTGATGATAATAAACAAAGTGCAAGACTTAGACGAGAAAAGACAAAAGCAGCTGCTGCTAATGCAAAGAGCGCAACAGCTACACAAGAGAATATTAAAGCAACTAAGGAAGATACTAGACAGAAGCAGCAGTTGGCCAAGGCTAATAAAAAAGCGGCCACTCGAACAGCAATACTTGCTGAAAGTAAAGTTGGAACTGGAGTCAAACCAGGGAAAGTATCGCGGGCAGCGGATAAGGCTAAGGCCAGAGAGAAGACCACTCTAGATACTGCATTAGCAGCTAGAGGAACTGGTAAGGCTATCGCGCAAGTCAAGCAGGCCCGGTCTGAAGAGGCAAGACAACCACAACAGCTTAGAGAATCTAAGGGTCCCGGCGGTAAGAAAGTAACAGGGGCTCCCAAGATAGATGAAGAGTCCGGAGCAGCGCAGAGATATTTAGCAGGGGCTGAAGTTGGAGTAAATAGATTAAATAAAGCTGCGGCTCTTTTTGAGGCTAAAATTAAATCTATTTTCCCAAATAGACCAAAGATAATGGAAGAAGTTGGATTTAAAGATTTCAAAGCCCAGATAACGGAAGGCGCTGGGGTCGGCGTAAGAGAAAAGTCTGGACAACTGAAGCTCATGAAGGGCTCTGTTGAGATTTTTGAAGGTAAGGTTGAGAGAGTGGGAGATGTTCTTAGTGATCTTTTGACTAAATTAGTCTCTCCAGAAAGCACACAAATGAAGCGTGTCGAGTCCACTGCCAGATTTAGAGAACCTGCTGCCTTAGACATGTTGAAGGGCATGCTTGCTCCCGCGCGGGAGAAAATGGACGTAATGAAGCAGGGAACTGTTGGCGGTCCCCTTGCCCAAGCTGGTAAAGTAATGGGCAGATTAAAACTAACTAAAGGACAGTCCGAAGAAGCAACTGGATTCAAGGGCGATCAACGCCAACTTATTATGTTTGCTAATAGGATTCTTCGTAATCTTGCCAAAGGTACAGATAAACTTACAAAAGCAGGATATGACCCAAGATTAACATCTGTAGGTTTGTCAGAGGGCGCAGCTACCAAAAAAGCAGGAATAGAAACTGTAATGAAGGGCAAGCAAGTATCGGAATTGGTACTTCCCTTACAGGCTAGAGAGCTTTCTCAATTTGTACCAATGGGCGCAGCAGGCATGAAAGAACAGAGAATTGCTCCACAGTTTGATGCGGGACAAATGATAGGCGGAGAACCTCCTGCTTATACAACTGGGGGGATGAGAGGACTTATTGAGAAAGGACTGGTGTCTCGAGAGCAGGGAAGAGAGCTACGCACAGCCGCTGTAGAGATGCCAGAGAGCATGGAAGATCAGATTCCAATTAGTCGGGCCGCCGCTGAAAAACTGGCCGTCAGATCTTTTGAAAGTGTTACCGTAACTGAACTGGGATCAGCAATACAGACAGGAGTTAAGATATTAGAAGATAAGATTGTTGGTAAGATGGGCGAAGAGCCAGTAAAGTTTGAACTAGGTGCTGCTTATGAGGCAGAAGTTAAAGAAGTTCGAGAGATAATGGTCGATGGCGTCAAGAGATATCGAGTCTCTCTAGAAAAGTCTACATTGGAAGGGCTGGGTGGAAAAGGCCAGACCATGGGAGGTTTAAAGGGTAAGTTTGTAGTTCATGAAGATCTAGGTAAAACCGAAGCCGGCGACCCAATTGAAGTGATTATAGATCCTAAGAGTATGGCTGCCCGCGGCGATGTTCAAGATCCTACTTATATGATGGCGAGCGCCATGTCTGAATTTACGAAAGGCACCGAACAAGAAATGAGTGTACAACAAGCAGGGGATGTTCTCGCTGATGAAATGAAAATAGTGGGAGGCAAAGCCGGAGCAAGCCTCCAAGAAGCCATAGCGTCAGTCACCAAGAGAATGGGAATCAAGGGATTCACCGGAACCCAGAAAATTACCGGCGGCCTCATAGGGAAAGGCGCGGGTAAGAAAGGTGTCGAGGCCCTTACTGGAAAACTTCACATTAGGGTAGCGCAAGATCAAGTAAAGAAGGAAGCTTCAGTTAAGGAGAGATTCTGGTCAGCCACAGACCTTGCTGCCATGGAAATGGCAGGCATGGCTGAAACGGTAGCCCATTTTAGAAAGTCTTTGGACGAGGCACAACATGAAAACGAAGACCTGGTCCAGAGTATTATAGTTCTAACGTCAAGTTTTGAGCAGCAGACTTCTTTACTGGATAAGGAAGGCATTATGCCTGTTAAGCCCACAGACTTTGCTGCCATGCCGATGGGAGCTAAAGGCATGGCTGAAGCATTCAAAGGCTCGTTAGTAGACCCGGAGGGTGTACAGAATCAGGCCGCTGCCATGTTACTTCCTAGGCAGGGGGGTTTGCACGGTGCTTTGAGAATGGGGCCCGTTGGAAAACAACTAGGCGGTCGAGGTACATTTGAAACTAAGGAAGGCGAAGTTTCTGCTAATAAATTAAGTAGATCTCTGGATAAGATTAGAGAACTCTCTACCGCCATCATGGTTAGAAGAGGAGAAGTAGATATTGGCGAGTCGCCAGAGGCCGTAAGCGAAGCTGCTTCGATGGGAGATGAAGCTATAAATGCTTTTGCTAGCAGTCTGCAAGAGAGATTAAAGGCGGATCCGGGAGATGAGGGGGCAATACAAGAATTCGATGATCTAGTAGCTGCAATGGCTCCCTTCATTGATAGTATACAAGATGCTGGTAAATACATTAAATATTGGTCTGGAGGAAAAGCCGTACCTAGAAAGGGAGAGGGGGGCGGGGCCTTAACCGGAAGACAATATGTAGCGGCACAGGCTGTAGGTCCAGATATAGCAGCACAAAAGAGAAATCAAGTATTGGGTATGCGGGATCTTCTATTCCGAAGAACTACCGGAGGAGCCAAGGATAAAAGTGTTCCCGGTCTAGGAAAACTTTTCGAACCCGAAAACGTAGAAGACCTTAGAGACGCCCTACAGCTTCTTGGCGTTACATTTGATGAGACGGGAAAGAGAGTTAAGGATCTATATTCTGAGCTGTACGGTAAAAGAGAATTCGATCCATCAACTCAAAAATCTAAGAAAGTGGGGCAGGGAGCGGTAGACAAATATTACGGCGACCTTGCGCAACAAGTGTCAGCCAGAAATAAGCCTCCGGAACCCATGCGCCGATCTTTGATGCAGCAACTAGGAGGTGGGCGTTCTGTCGGCATGAGAGGCCGTGCTTTTGCTATCCCTGGTGAGGTTGCTCCCCAGTTAGAGCAAGCTAGAAAAGCCCTTCAACGTCTAGGGCAGACTGGAGCTGATGTTGGCCAGGCTCTCGGCGCCGTCGGCGAAATGGAGAAGTTGCAAGGAGCCGATGTGCTTCCTAAGGATGCCATTGTTGTTAATCGGGCAGATTTTGATAAATGGGTTCAAGAATTAGTTAGATTTGAGGGCGTCGATCCCGACGTTGCTCGCAAGAATCTTATGGAACAGGGAGTTATGCTCCATCGAGATCCCACCACGGGTGGTGCATCTATGCAAGCCAGAAAGCTTATGCTGGATGAGGGAGACCGAGTAGAGCGAGGAGCCATTGGAGTGGCTGGAACTTTCCGAGAAGGTCCGGGCCTGATGACAAAGGTCATGGCCCCGCTTTCAAAGGAATTGTCCAGACTTAGGGGAATACTGAAAGAGAAAGGTGGCGGGAAGTCTCCGGAAATAGACAAGGTACGGAAGGATTTTGCCTCACTGTCTTCATTAATAGATAATTTGATGAACGTCTTTACTTCTCTTGGAATGAACCTAGACTTTGACGGTGACCAGATAGAGATCCATACCAAAAAGACTCGAGACGCCGCTGGCGCGCTGGAGCAACTAGCGTCCGGAGCTGAAGCCGCTTGGGGGAGCTTTAATAAACTAGTAAGTTTGACGCCCGGTACCGTTCAAGGTTCTACATTAGAGAGCCTGGACGAAACTTTTAGAAAGAAGATGCCAGAAGGGGTGGCTCTTAAGCCTCAAACAGAAGCCCAGCAACAGGCTAATGTCTCGGGTCTAGTGTCTGGTAAGTTGCTAGTTGGTATGTCAACAGAAATTCATCATCGATTCTTAATGGCGATGATGGCGGGACTAGAGGAGCAAGATTGGAGCGGAGCATTTAGAGCGGTGCTAGGAAAGCTCATGCTGAATATTAATGAGTCCTTGAAGATGAAGCACGCAGGCGTTGCGGGCATGGAAAAGTTTGAACCTGGGACTATGGTAGATCTTATTAGAACGGGAGATACCAAAGGCCTATCTAAAGCAATAGGAAAGGGCGGCAAGTATGAGAAGTTAGGAGAATTTAACAAACAGTTCATAGCAGAACAGCAGGATCAACTCTTGGCGCTAGATCCTTCCGCCGCCGGCCCTGGCGGGTTAGAGGATGTAATTCCTAAGGAAGGCATTTCTGCCGAGAACTACAAGGGAGTAATAAAAGCAGCTCTGAAGAAGATGAATATCAAGAATGTCTTCAAGGAAATGAATCAAACTCTGGTACAAGGATATGCACGCTCTCTGGAAGAATCTGGAATGAGCCAAAAGGATATAAAAGCTAAGATTAAAGAAAAGCTTAAGGGTAAGGGAGGAAAGGCCCCCGCAGGAATACCTCTGGACGAAACTATTGGAACTTCATTTAAGCCTTGGTTGGCGACAAGAAAAACCTTCCAAGATAAAATGAAACGCACCAAGCCCGCGGGCCAACTTAAAGAGTTGAAATCTTTTCTACCCAAGGAATTAATCAGTCACGTATCTAAAGTTATGGATATAGAAGACATAGATATTGATAGAGAG